TCCACCTTTTACAAAGGTGGAATTACATATTTTCCATGGCCGTTTTTTTACCATGACAGTCCCTACATAAAGCAACCAAATTGGCAACTTCATTGGTTCCACCATATTCAAGTCGTTTAACATGATCTACTTCAAACCATGCGTTTAATTGTTGCTTGCAGTCTCCACATTTCCACTGTTGTTGGGACGCTACATATTTTTTTTTAGTTTCGCTTACAGAGCGTTTTGTACTTTTTCCGCCAGACTGTAATATGCGTTTTTCTGCGCTCATTGTTCCAAGATCACCAGATGCGAATCCTTCTTCATTATGCAAGTCACCCATAAAACTTGAATTGCTAGATGTTGTTGTAAAATCTATTAAAGGACTTAGCATATCCATAGAAGATTTATCAATTGGCATATATTTAACTACATTGTTTGCGTGTAGCAATAAGTTTTTATATCTAGCTGGATTTCGTTTAACCATGAGATAAAAGACAATACCTAAAAATACGAAAAACGCAATTTGAAAGTATTTTTTATTCTTCATTATCATTTTTGTGTATTTTCCATCATAATAAGTATTGTAAGCTAAAAATGCAGTAATTCCAATTATCAGTAATTCTAGTTTCATTAATAATACTATATTACTATAATAATATAATGAGATATTATAATTAATAGCGCGGTTCATTTTATGCTGTATTTCGCCTCGTTTTTTTAGAACTGGACCTAGAACTGGATCTAGAAGTTTTCCGTGTTTTTTTTGTAGATGATGATTTCTTTTTAAAACTGGACCTAGAACTTTTTTGAGGGTGTGTTGTGAATGTAGTTTCTTTCTCTTCAAATTTAACAGTGGAATTTCTCTGTGCTTTTAAAAACAAAGGGCTCAATTCTTCAAGTTTATTTGCCAAAATATCAACATCAATGGGAACATAACTGCACTCAATAACATACAATACAGCGCTTTTAATTTTATCTATTATTTCCAATTCACATTCGCACAAGTCGTCGTAATAGTTTTCTAAATACTCTAAAATGGGCAAATAAGTCATAGTTAAGCCCCAAACATCCAAGTTCTTCAAAAATACTTGGGAGAAATATTCCATCTTATCAAATTTTCCATCACGAGTAAATTTAAAAATCACATAGGAAATGTATTCAAAAATAAAATAAAAGGTGTATTCAAATTCTATGATGTCCTCTTTAAATTGTTTTTCTATATTAATTAATCCGCGCTCAAAAAGCGCCTTAAAAATATTATTCAATGATTTTAAATGTCCTGGGCCTCTCTCATTAATCCAAGTAACTACATAATTAATAACAAATTCTCTCGTTTCAAAATAAGTGGGGGATTTATGCTTCTTCAAAAACTCCCCATGCATCTTAGTAAATGTGTCATTAAATAAAACTACTGAAAATGGAACATTGAATTGAAATGGTCTTTTTGTTAATGGTTTTGGAATGCTATTTCTATCTTTGAACGCTGTTGATAACCCCCAATCAATGAGTCTTGTTTTAAGTTTACCTTCTCGCAACGGATTCTCTTGAACAAGGATATTAGAATCTTTTATATCACAATGATAAATTCCCTTTTCATTCATGGGTAAAATTCCCTTTTTTAATAGTTCAATGAGAGAAATATTCATCTTACTCAACTTTTTATAATCCATTCGCGTTGTTTCAATATAATCTCCAACATCTACACCACCATAAGGCATATTTAATGACCGCAATTTATCTAGATTTGAATTAACATTTGATGATGTTATTTTCATCTTTTTTAACGCACTACATTTTTTATCAAACTTTTGTAAATCTTCTTCGTCTAACTTATCTGGTTCACATATTGAAAATCCATCTACTAAAAAATAATCGCTATAGTTTGGAATCCCGTCTAACATTTCTTTGTATTTTTGAATGCCTTTATACTCGCTTTTTGCGTACTTTATTTTCATTAGTTTTGTAACGTATTTTTCATTTCTTTTTTGTCCCTTGCATTTGATTGCTGGTTTAAATACGCACCCAAAACCACCAGAAGCAATGACCTTTCCTCCTTTTAAAGTTGAAGAGTTTGTTATCTGTGCAGAGTTTGTCATAGTTGTAGTTGTATAATTTGTCTCATTTTTCATTATAATTGTAAAGTATTATCTTAAATTATGTAAAGATAATATTTTTATTCGTCCTCTTTTCTCTCTTTGAAATAACTCAATATATCATCTTTAAAGTCATTTGAGAATTCTGAAGTAGGAATTAATATCCCATAATCGTCGTATTTTAAATGTATGATAGGAGAGAATTTATGTTTTATCAATATTTGCCATCTCTCTGTATAATTTCTGTTTTTCTTTGAACCGTGATAATAATGCCTAATAATTCCAGGAGTATAACCAACTCGCAACGTCTTTGCTTTGCTTTGATATTCTAATATACTGTTATTATAATCTTCATGATATTCTTCATTTGTCATACTTTCACATTTGTTAATAAATGATAAGGCCATTATATTGTCACCTGAACCTAAAACGCCCTTATCATATATTCCTCCAATTTTTTCATATGCTTTTCTAGTAATGGCCCACGCATAACCTGGATGCCAATAGTCTAGACCACGTCTTGTGTATTTTTTATTCTTGGAAAAACTATACCCAAAGCTATTGAATATATTTAAATTGGTTTTCTCTCTACTCATATCAATACAATGACTAAACATCTGAACAACATCTTTGCAACCGTTTAATATTTTTAAAGTATCAATTGCCCAAGAATTGCTATCAAATTCTACATCCGCGTCTATCCAAGCAAAAGCTTTCCATGTCTGCGGTAACAAGTATTTGACTCCTAAATTTATCATATTTTCTTTATGCCAGATTGGCACTTCGGTTTTTATTTGCAAATGGTTCTTGTTTTTTTTATCAGTTACTATAAATTTTTGATTTTTATAAACAAGTTCCACAACAAATAAATTCACATTGTCCTCTTCTTCCTCTATTCTTTTTATAAATTCTTTTAATAAGATGTACCTAGTTGCGTATAAACAAGGATTTGATATTGCTACAATAACGTTTAATTTTTTTTCAATTGGGTCATTATTTTTTATAGCGTATTTGATGTCATTTACCTTATAATCTATATCGTCAATTTCAATGCCATTTATAATCGTCATTACTTGCAAGATATATGATATAACTAAATATTTTTATATTATTTATCATAGAAATAATAAATTGCTGCAATAAAAACAACAACCAAGACAAAATAAATAATTTTACTTTTCGTCCTATAATATTCTCTCATTTTCAAATCGTTTGGTTTATATTGTTCGTAATAATGTTCGTAAAATTTACTTAATGATATAGACGGCTTTTCTAATCGTTGATTTATTTTATTGTGGATAAAATGCATCCATCGTATAAATGCGTCGCGCGAATCTAAATAAGGCGATACGGGATATTGGTCTAACAATTGGCTAAAATAAGAAGCCATGTTTTCTATTGGAATAAACATCGGAATGTTGTGAATAAACTCGTAATACTTTTTTTTAGTTATTGTATTTGGTCTATGTGGATAACACATTGCTACTGTATGTAAGAAAAACCAATAATGAGGTCCCCATACTTTTGGATCTAATGCCATTTGATTAAATTAATATTAAAAGATTATTGTTTAAACATAAATTGCAATATAATATTAGTCTTATATTGAATGAATAAAACAAACTCATGCAATAACTGTGGAAAACACGGTCATTTATTTCACCAATGCAAATTACCTATAACTAGTTATGGAATTATACTGTTTAGACCGAGCGACAAAGGAATACAGTATTTAATGATACGCCGAAAGGATAGTTTCGGTTATATTGATCTTATTCGGGGAAAATATTCATCGTATAATGTGGAGCAAATACAAAAAAGTGTTGACGAAATGTCTATTGTTGAAAAAAAACGTCTAAAAACTGAACCCTTTGATAAATTATGGAAAATGTTGTGGGGGGATAATAATGGCATTCAATACAGAGGGGAGGAAGTTGCATCTTCAAAGAAGTTTGAAATAATTAGGACTGGAATTTTGTCAGATATGAGAACAGCCGATGACACAAATACAACCGCTAAAATAACCCTGTCAGAAATTATTCAAAATAGTAAAACAACATGGGAAGAAACTGAATGGGAATTTCCAAAAGGTCGCAGAAATTTTCAAGAGAAGGATTTAGAATGCGCATTAAGAGAGTTTGAAGAGGAAACCGGATATTCTAGTAAAGATATTATTGTTATTGAAAATTTACTTCCATTTGAGGAAATTTTTATTGGCTCAAATCATAAATCGTATAAACATAAATATTTTTTGGCTTATATGAACGAAACAGTTGATAATTTACAAAACTATCAAAAAACTGAGGTGAGCAAAATGGAATGGAAAACGATTGATGAATGTTTAGAGGCAATTAGACCTTATAATTTAGAAAAAAAACAATTGATAATGAATATAAATAAAGTATTACAAGAATATAGATTATATTCGTAATATATAATATGCAAACACGAAATAGAGAAACCACGATAAAAGAAAGAAAACCAAGAAAAAAACCAAACAACCCAGAATTAACTGTGATTCCGGAAGAAACCGGAGATACAATGGAAGATTTAAAAAAAAAATTTGAAATGAATGAATGTGGATCGTCGGAAAAGGCTTATGATAAGACTTGCAACAAATTTGTTTTGAAAAAGGAAATGATTGAGAGAAAAGAATTGGCAAAAAATCCTGAAGAAGACGATTATCTTTATCCTAGTTTAAATGACCCCAATTTTATAGTTAAGATAGCTGAAAAGAAAGAATTCAGTGACACGAAATATGACGGAAAAATCTATGATATTAAGGAACAAGCTGAGATTTTAGCTAATGCGGAGTTTGAGTTATCACCACATCAAGCATTTGTTCGCAATTTTCTCTCTTTTCAAACGCCATATAATAGTTTGTTGTTATACCATTCTTTGGGTACAGGAAAAACATGCACTGCAATTGGTGTGTGCGAAGAACAACGAGATTATTTAAAACAAATGGGCATTACAAAAAGAATTATAGTAGTTGCGTCGCCCAATGTTCAAGATAACTTTCGTTTGCAATTATTTGATGAGAGAAAACTGAAGCTTGTTGATGGTTTGTGGAATATTCGCGGATGTACTGGAAATAAACTTTTGAAAGAGATAAATCCAATGAACATGAAGGGCCTTACTAAGGAGAAGGTGGTTAGTCAAGTTAAAAATATTATTAACGCGTCTTATTTATTTTTGGGTTATATTGAATTTGCCAATTATATTGAAAAAATAAAGGAAGTAAAAGGTTCTTATAAGAATGAAGCGGACAAACATGTTAAAATGGTTCGCAATTTGAAATACGAATTTGATAATAGATTAATTGTAATTGATGAGATTCACAATATTAGAATTGCTGATGAAAATAAAAACAAAAAGGTGGCTCTTCAACTTTTAGACTTAGTTAAATCTGCAGCAAATATGAGATTGTTATTGTTGTCTGCAACTCCAATGTATAACAGTTATAGAGAGATTATTTGGCTATTGAATTTGATGAACTTGAATGACAGAAGAGCTACTATTGAAATTAAAGATGTTTTTGATAAAGATGGTAATTTTAAAAAGGGACCTAATGGAGAAGATGAAGGCAAAGAATTGCTTATAAGAAAAGCGACCGGTTATGTTTCATTTGTAAGAGGGGAGAATCCTTATACTTTTCCATTTAGAGTTTATCCTTCTATTTTCTCTCCAGATTCTACTTTGGAAGATATTCCTTATCCAAAATTCCAAATGAATGGGAAAAAAATTAAACCCGAGGAAGCCATAAGCGTTCTTAAATCAACATTATATTTAACAAATATTGGAAAATATCAGTCTCTTGGGTATCAATTTGCTATTGATAGTTTAAGAAAACGCAAAATTAGTACAACTACTAAGACTGGAGTGGTGAGAGAGATGCCCAATTTTGAAAATATGGAGGCCTTTGGATACACACTATTGCAAATTCCTTTAGAAACTTTAAATATTGTTTATCCAATAGAAGGTCTTGAGTCTGCCGTTCAACAAATTGATTCTAACTCTGGCGAAGAAGAAGAGGACAAAAGCGAACCTGATCAAGAGATAAAACCAGAAACAGAAACAGAAACAAAAGTTGCACCTAAGTTGCCGGTATATCGCGGAAAACAGTTGGAATCGGCGTTAGAACCACAAGAACAACCCAAAAGGATTAAATTAACTAGAAAAGCGTCTAGTGAAAAATCAATAACTTCCTATAAAGGTGGTGATTCATCTCATGATTCAGACAATGCCAGTCAAATTTACATTAATGCCAATGATTTGACTGGGAAAAAGGGGTTGGATAGAGTTATGGATTTTATTGATAGTAAAACTCCTCCAGAAAAGGGTTCTTTTGAATATAAAAAATGGATTAAAGACAAAGACTTGCGTATTTTCTCTCCCACTAGAATCGGTGATTATAGCTCAAAAATAAAATCAATATGCAATAGCATAGTTTCAGTTGACGGATCTGTGTCAGAAGGAATAATCTTAATTTATTCGCAATATATTGACGGTGGATTAATACCGGTTGCATTAGCATTAGAAGAAATGGGATTTACAAGATATGGTGATGGTGCAAAATCTCTCTTTAAAACACCTCCAGTAGAACCGGTTGATGCAAGAACAATGAAACCCCGTGTTAATAAAAAAGACAGCTTTATGCCAGCAAAATACATTATGATTACTGGAGATTCAAGATTGTCACCAAACAATGATTTTGAAGTAAAAGCTGTCACAAATGATGATAATAAAGATGGTTACAAAATTAAGGTTATTCTTATTTCTCAAGCTGGGTCAGAGGGCGTTGATTTTAAATGTTTAAGACAGGTTCACATCATTGACCCTTGGTATAACATGAACAGAATAGAACAAATTATTGGCCGTGGTGTTAGAAACTCAAGTCACAAGAATTTGGAGTTTGAAAAGCGCAATGTTGAGCTCTTTATTTATGGCACTATTTTGGAAAATAAGGAAGAAGAGTCTGCAGATTTATATGTTTATAGGCTTGCTGAATATAAAGCAATTCAAATGGGAAGAGTGAGTCGTGTCTTGAAGGAAACATCCGTTGATTGTTTGATTAACCATGATCAAACAAATTTTACTCAAGAAAATATTGAAGCTAATACTAAGAACAACGTGAAACAAATTTTATCCAATGGAATGGTAATTGATGATTTTAAAGTTGGTGATGTTCCATATTCAGCTGCTTGTGATTATATGGCAGATTGTGAATACAAATGTTCTCCAGATAAACCTCTTTTAGAGGAGAATGCGAGGGAAGACACATATAATGAAACATTTATTATGATGAACTCTGAAAAAATACTTCAAAAAATTAGAAAATTATTCAGCGATAGAATAGATGGTAAGTTTTTTTACAAAAAGACTGATTTAATACATAGAATAAATACACCAAAACCTTATCCTGTTGTTCAAATATACGCCGCTTTAACGCAAATGATAGAAGATGCAAATGAGCCAATTATGGATAAATATGGTAGAACTGGGCATTTAATTAACATAGGTGATTATTATTTGTTTCAACCTAGCGAGTTAAACAATAATGGAGTTTCTATATTTGAGAGATCAGTTCCGTTAGATTACAAACATAGCATGATTAAATTTGATATAAAACAAGATTTGGTGAAAGAGCATATTGATTATGAAAAACCTGCCGAAAAGAAGGAACCCAAAATTAATAAAAAACCTACATTAGTTTTAGAAGATGCTGGACAAGAAAAAGAAAAAAAATCAGAATCAGAAAAAGAACCAGAAAAAGAACCAGAAAAAGAAAATGTAAAAGAGCCATCAATTATGAATGAATTAAAGAGCGAATATAATCTGGCTCTGTCGTTTGCTAGAACATCAGATATTGTTCCAAGGGGCGACGACAACTGGTATAAACATTGTGGTGTGACAATGAGAAAATTAGTAAAGTCAGGAATAATGACATCCGCAGATACATTACAATTTTTGGTAGAACATTTAGTAGACATGTTATTGTTTAATGAAAAAGCAAGTTTAATGAACTATATTTATTCAGTTGAAGAGTTTGATGAAAACTCGCTTGAATATTATATTAAAAAATATTTGGATAGTAAAATTATCAGAACAAAGAAATTAACAAGTATTATATTGTTTTCTGCAGACAAGATTCATGCAATGATACTAAAAGGAAAAAGATGGTTTAAAGCTCAGGCAGAAGATGAGAGAGAAATAGCAGTAGAAACCGCCAAGACTTTAGATTTTACAAAATTTGAAGTGAACAACATTATTGGCTTTATTGGACTAGAGGTTAAAAACAGGTATTTGGTTTTTAAAGTTAAGGACATGGAAGCAAAAAGAAATACTGGTGCTCGTTGCGACGAATCATCAAAGCCTAGAAAAATTGCAGTTTTAACTGAACTTATGGGAGAACAATTATTTGAAAAATATACAAACGGAACAACAAAAGGAATGGTTCAACCTGAACTATGCTCTCTTGAAGAGTTATTGTTTAGATATTATAACAAATCTAAAAAGAATAACAAGGTTTGGTTTTTTGATTTTGAATCCGCCATGTTGTCCAAAAAAGAATTGAAAATTTAGTTAGCAGCATTTAATTTAATTGTATCTAATTTACAATTAAATTAAAAATTGAAACCATAATAAAAAGATGTTTGTATAATATAAAATGGAAGCTCTTGCAAAACCAAGGTATAAAAAGAAACAACAAGTAGAAAATAATATTTATACAAGGTCACTAATAACGCGTAGTATATCTATTCCCATTGTTAGTGTGGGCAAGAATATTCAGGAAACCATTGAAAAATTTGTTTCGCTCAACTATGAGGGAAAATGCGTTGTTGAAGGTTTTATTAAACCAAATTCATGTAAAATTGTTACTCATTCTAGTGGACTAATTAGAGGAATCAATATTGTATTTGAAGTAGTGTTTGAATGTCAAATTTGTTGTCCTGTTGAGGGAATGCTTATTCAATGCATTGCTAAAAATATCACAAAGGCCGGCATTCGTGCCGAAAGTTCCGACGAAACACCGTCTCCAATTGTTGTATTTGTTACAAGAGACCACCACTATATGATGCAATATTTCTCAACCATTGAGGAAGGCTCAAAGTTTACAGCTCGCGTTATTGGACAGCGTTTTGAACTGAATGACAAGTATGTTTCCATCATCGCTGAGTTAGTTGAAGCTAAAAAGGATTATTCCACTATGGGGATGAATAAAGAAATGTCAAAGCCAAAGTTAGTGATTGAAGATGATTAGTTCCAGTTTCAGTTCTAGTTCTAATTTAATTCTATCTGAAAAAAAATTGATAGCTTATTATTTTTTCTTTTAAGATGCACATAACACAAAAACAAACCAAAAATGGCTTATGTCCTAAGAAGCGTTTTACCGCCATGCATTGTTGACATTATAAAAGAATATACCGGAGAAGGTTGTTGGAGAAATGGAAAATATATTAATATTCATCGCATATCCAAGGAAGATTATCGTTATCAAATGTTGAGACGAAGACCCAAAATTAAACAACTGCAATATGATCCAGTTGGAGATTTAAAAGTTGGTAGCACGTGGTTCAAACTTTCAAATAAAAAATTTGTTGTTATTAATGTATTTAGAGGAAAACATTGGAATGGGGATTTTTATATACATGGAGATTTTTGGGAAATGCATTATAACGGTGAAAAATTTATTTGTTACAGATAAATGACAAAACAAACACTAAGCAATTTGTTATAAATTCATTTAAATACAATATAAGATGAATTTATAAAATGCAAGACGCTGTATTAGATAATGTTGACGCAATATCTGAATTAGAAATAATTCGTCAAAAGATTGAATCTTTGCCAAAGTTTAATCAAGTTGAAATTCTACGAATATTGAGCAAAGACACAACCGTGACATTAAACGAAAACAAATATGGAACTTTTATTAACTTGACAGAATTGCCACACAGCATTATTGAAAATTTGAAAAATTACATAAACTATGTAAACACACAAGAATATAACCTGAATTATCTTGAGAAACAGAAAGAAGAGTTCAAGAATATATACTTCGCAAAAGATAATAAAGATAATTCAGTAAAAAATAAATATGCATAGTGCCATTACCAAACAAAATGATTATAATGATGTATTGAATAAATTACAAGATTATATGTTAACTGGAAAAGTTTTAGCGAGAACATTTTATCAACAATCAGCCACTAGTGATTCTGAACTTACTCGCAAAAAAGAAGAGGCAAAATCGGTTTTAAAACTTATTCAGAAGAAAGAGAAAGAAAAAGAGAAAGAAAAAGAGAAAGAAAAAGAGAAAGAACCAGACAAATTTTTTTATCCAAGAGAAAAGGATCAACTGTTTTGGTGTTTTTTTATTATTCAAAATGGATTTGAAAAATACGAATATCCAGACGCAACTAGTTTTGTAAATGAAAAGACTACAAAATTTAAACTTATTGAACATATGAGAAATAATAAACAGCAATTAAAAAGCAAGAAAATTAAAAATATTAAAGAGGATGTCGAGGATGAGTTGGCAAATAAACAAACGATTGGAATGAAAACATTCGTAGCATTATGCATATCGCACAATATTAATATTATGTATATTCACAAACGCAAGTGTTTTGAAATAGTATTTGATGACCAAATGCAGACGCATGTAGTTCATTGTGTCAATAACTCGGATTCTTCTGCTTGCAAATATTGCTGTGAACAAAATGTTTCAAAAGAACAATTGGAAAAATATAGAACCGAATATTTTAATTGGGAAAGTTTTGATAAACCATTGAAAGCTATGAGCTCGTATAAATTAGATGAGTTGGCTGAATTGGCCAAAAAAATGGGATTGTCAGAAAACGGGATTGATTTAAGTAAAAAGACCAAAAAAGAGTTGTATGAAATGTTGGTTATGAATTTATAAAATTAAAAATTGATTTGAATATAAAAATATGTACTGATATATATATAATAATGTCATATACTAAGAAAGAACAAACAAATTTAGAACCATCAGGCAGAAAAGAGTCACCACAAACACAATTTGATAAGTTGGTAAAACTCTTTTGGGCTAATAATCCATTCATTAAAGACATTAATAAAAACAATGAGTTAGAGGTTCGTTTTGGAACTAAAGGCATAAGACCATTAACAAAGATTGACTACGACAACGTCATTCGTAAATTAAAATCATTGGGATTTACGAGTCCTTTGGAACAAGGCAATTATATGTTGCGCATTAGTAATGAGTTTTTAGATCCTGCAACCTCAAAATTCAAGGTCTCATCTATTAGAACAGAGATAAATGGGTTTCACGCAATTCAAGAATATTGTAATCACAACGACATAAAAAAACTTATGGCGTCTGGACACGACGTTCAATTTCACAACAAGGGACATTATTCTCAGGGTGTAGGAAAGGACGCTCAAAAAACACGGCCTGTTAATTTTGATGATTTTAACTTCAGAGTTTCATACAGTGTTGAGAATAAAATGCGACCAACATCTGGAGTTATTCAAAACATTGTTGATACTTGGGAAAAGTCCAAAAAAAGTTTTAGATACATTAACCGCGTGACATTTTCGCATCAAGATATTCCAGTTAATGTTGATATTAGTATTGTTAAGTCATCTAAGTTTTCAAATAGTGAACCTATTTTGGAATATACTACAAAAGAAGCAAATGTATTTGATAACCCTGAAATTTATGAGATTGAATTGGAAGTAAATAATGCAAAGATTGGTCCAGGAACTTTGACGGAGACGCCATCTGAATTGTTGACATCTATTCGTAAGGCTATAAAATATGTTCTTATGGGACTTCAAGGAACAAATTACCCAATTTCTTATCCCGAACAGAGGGACATTCTACAAGAATATATGAAGATTATTCACGGAGAAAACTATGACGCCAAGCGCCACTGGAGAGTTAGACCAAGCAATTTTATTGGTCCTTCATCAACAACGCTTCAAATTCAAAATATTGCACCCATTAATGACAATACGGTTATTCCAAATATTCGCAAGGATTATACGGTTACTGAAAAGGCTGATGGCGACCGCAATTTATTATTTGTTTCATCCAAGGGTAAAATCTACCTGCTAAACACAAACATGAATGTTATATTTACTGGCGCTGAAACGGAGAACAAAGAGTTGTTTAATACCATTATTGACGGGGAAATTATCTTGCACGATAAGTTGGGAAAATTTATTAACTTGTATGCTGCTTTTGATATTTACTTTATTGAGAAAAAGGATGTAAGGCCGCTTGGTTTTGTTCCTATGAAAAAGGACGAGTTAAAATCAAAGTTTAGACTTCCACTATTGAAGCATATTATCAAGTTGTTGAACCCAAAGTCAGTTGTTAAGGGTGATGCAGTTAGTCCTATTAGAATAGAGTCTAAGGAGTTTTATCCCTTAACTGCAGAAGAAAACATATTTGGCGCGTGCAATTTGATTTTGACAAAGGACAAGGAAGGTTTGTTTGAATATAATACAGACGGGTTGATATTTACGCCAGCGAGCATGGGAGTTGGTGGAGATGAGATTGGAAAGGTTGGGCGCCTTGGAAAATCAACATGGGATTACTCATTTAAATGGAAGCCTCCGCAATTCAACACGATTGATTTCCTTGTATCCACAAAGAAGGCGCAGAATGGAACAGATGAAGTCACGCCAATCTTTCAAGGAGGCTTGCAAACTGATGCAACAAGTCAAATAAATGAATATAAAACCATTATTCTTAGATGCGGATTTAGTGAAAAAAAGAATGGATACATCAACCCATGTCAAGATGTTATTGAAGATAAGCTTCCAACATTTGGCTCTGCCGATGACAGAACTGACGACTATTATCCCCTGCAATTTTACCCAACGGACCCATATGATCCAACTGCTGGAGTCTGTAAAATTATGCTGAAGAAAGATGATACCGGAATTTCTCAAATGTACACAGAAGAAGACGAGGTTTTTGGCGATAACACAATTGTTGAGTTTCGTTACGAATTAACTAATGAAAAGGGTTGGAGATGGATTCCGTTGAGGGTTCGTTATGATAAAACTGCTGAATTGAGAAATGGTGAACCTAACTTTGGAAATAATTATCTTGTTGCTGACAGTAATTGGTATTCCATTCACAATCCAATTACAGAAGAAATGATATGCACTGGAAATGGAATTCCTGATGAGTTGGGAGACGATGACGTGTATTATAATAAATTTGCCGGAAGTAGCAAAACGCGGGGTCTTCGCGATTTTCACAATTTGTTTGTTAAGAATAAATTGATAACTAGCGTTTCAAAGAGAAATGACATTTTAATTGATTATGCTTGTGGAAAAGGTGGAGATTTTTCAAAATGGATTGATGCAAATTTGTCGTTTGTGTTTGGAATTGACATTTCAAAAGATAACTTGGAAAATAGATTAAATGGTGCATGCGCTCGTTTCTTAAATTACAGAAAAGATTTTAAACACGTTCCTAGTGCATTATTTGTAAATGGAAACAGTGGGTTAAACATTCGTAGCGGGTTAGCTATGATGAATGATAAGGCGGGTCAAATTACTAAGGCTGTATTTGGTAATGGACCAAATGATGCCGAAAAACTAGGAAAGGGGGTTGCTAAACAATATGGAAAAGGAGAGAATGGTTTTAATGTATCATCTTGTCAATTTGCCATTCACTACTTGTTTGAAAATCAATCCACTTTTCAAAATTTCATTAGAAATGTGTCTGAATGCACGGCTCTTAATGGTTATTTTATTGGTACAACTTATGACGGTAAGTTGATCTTCAATATGTTGAAGAAAAAGAAGATTGGTGAAAGCGTTGAATTGTACGAAGGAGATAGAAAAATTTGGGAAATTAGAAAAGAATATGACGAAGATAAGTTTGATGATGATGTAACTAGTTTGGGATATAAAATAGAGGTGTTTCAAGAAACAATTAATAAGATGTTCCCAGAATACTTGGTAAATTTTGATTACTTGGAGCGTGTTATGGGAAATTATGGCTTTCAACTATTAAAGAGGGATGAAGCAAAATTAATTGGACTTCCAGAAGGATCTGGTTCATTCGTTGATTTATTCAATATGATGGACGATGAGGTTAAGCGTCAACCAATGAAAAAAGAAAAATATGGAAGTGCATTGAATATGACACCAAATGAAAAGAAGATTTCGTTTTTGAACAGATATTTTGTATTCAAGAAGATAAGTCATGTAAATGCTGAGAAAATTGCATTGGAGTCGGTAGATGAATCATTTGTTGAAAGAAAGAAAGTAAAGAAAATGGAATCAGAAAAGGGTGCAGAGGTGTATAAAAAGGCCTTACCAAAGGCGTCATTAACAGAAAAATCAAAGAAGGCAAAGCCATTAAATAAAAAGATTTTACTATTATCTACTGCAACAGAAGCAATTGATGAAAACCCTGATGTTGAAGAGATTAAAGAAGAGGTAGTTCCTCCACAAGTTCCTCCACAAGTTCCTCCACAAGTTCCTCCACCAGCTATAATTACAAAGAAACCTAGAGCAAAGAAACTAAATTTTGTTATTGAAACAGACCTCCCAGCTCCCGCTCAACCCACAGAGGTAACAATAATTAAAGAATCAGAAACACCGGGTCCTGCGACAAAAGCTAAAAAGGTTGCATCAAAAAAACTAAAATTAAAGCTTGAAGAATAAAACTAGCGTGCAATTGCAACAAATATATAATATTTTGCTAATCACTTAAACAAAATATTACATGATAATATAATCTCTACGATGAGTTATTGTACATTACCTAGAAAACAAACTATTTGTAAGCTAAATCCAAGCTATAGCAAAACTAAAGAGGCTGTTCAACCAATTATTTCGTTTAGTTTGATACATTATTTAAAAATAGCACAAAACCAAATAAAACTTTTGCAAAACTCTGAAAACACTGAATGCAACATTGAATTAATTTATAAAGTTATTAATCCATACGAATTTGTTCATTCTCGCGTTCCAGGTTCAAATTTTTCTGTTAGCAAAATTAAAGCAAACTCTTCAATTTTTTACACTTTTATGGAAATTGTAAATTCATTTAATATATTTGAATCATTTAACGGGAGAAATATTAAATCCTTACATTGTGGAAAAAATAATGACGCGACAATTGATTGCATGAATATTTTTAGAGAGAATAACAACGATTATAACTATGATTTAGACCCAACAAATTTAAAATCAATTATTGGCATAGAACCAATGACTGTTGATTTTTTATACTTTGAATTAAATGATTTGTCGGAAGACTCGGACACAAACAAACATATAATAGAGTTTGTTAATGTGATGTGTTATATACTAACTTATCAAAATGTTAATGGATTATGCATAATTAAAGTGGATTCTATATTTTTTAAACCTATGTTGGAGATTATATATTTACTGACTAGCATGTATGAAAAGGTTTATATAATAAAGCCAAATGTAAGCAACGTTTTAAATAGCGAAAAATTTATTATTTGTAAAAATTTCATATCTGATTATTCAAAAACAATAGAAAATAACAAAATTTTAAATATTTTGAAGACGATTATTACAGAATCAACCGTTAATGGAAACATTTTAACTTCAATATTTGAATCAGAGTTACCTTATTATTTTTTGAACAAAATTGAAGAATCTAATATTATAGTTGGCCAACAACAATTAGAGCATTTGGATCATATAATTAATACTATTAAGAATAAAAACCGAGATGACAAGATAGAAACACTTAAAAAGAATAATATTCAAAAGTGTATCCAATGGTGTGAAAAAAATAAAATTCCTTATAACAAGTTTGTTGACAAATTAAATATATTTTTACCAGTCGCCGTTTATAAAAATGACGATCTAACCGACAGTATAACAGATAATCTAACTGACAATCTAACCGACAGTCTAACAGATAATTTAACCAATATTCTAAATTACAGTGAAATCATAAATGATGTGGATGTTGATGAAGAAAATAAAACATAGTATCTTTTTGTCCTTAATAAATAGCAGGAGAATTGTCCACATAAACTCCACCGAACTGCAAGTTTTTCTTGATTGCGACAATCCCCTTGTCTGGTCCAACTGAGCATTTTGCTGGGTTGTAAATTCGTGAACGAACTCCAAGACCTCTGAATATAAGAGGTAAAGCAGGAGTGCATTTTTGAACCTTAGACTTATAAACATAAGGCACATTTCCAGGCTTACCAAAGTTAAGAATAATGTTATTAGAACCAGCCTTCGTGTCGCTGACAGCTGTGCGAATAGTTGCGACAGTCAACTTTAAAGTTCTTGCACTGCTAGACACAGCTCCTTGAACTGCAAATTGAGGATTGCTTGGTTTGTAAACTGCTAATTTACATAAGTTGGGGTTGCTTGGACCAGACAAAGACATTCCAATGTAAGGGTTAGTAATAAAGTTTTTGAAAAGATATGCTGCTTGTTCTGAGTTTCCGGATTTTAAACTAGAAATAAACCAAACAAATTCTTGCAATGTGGAAATTTTAAGATTATAAAAGTTTGTAACATCATCATTAGAAAACACGCCGTTATCATTTAAAATTTGGAAAGACATTGCAACTAATTCAACTTGCGAATATGTGCTTAAACCAGTATTTGGGTAGCAATTGCCAACATAAGTATTTGATAAGGTAAGTGGGCTTCCAGGTTTTGCATTGGCTAGCATTTTTTCTGTAATATTTGGATTATTTTTAAGCAATGCGGCGTCTCTGAGATAATCGTCATCAGTTTTAAAATTAAACGCTTTTTGTTCGTATGTATTGCAACGATTTTCTCTGTATTGTTGAAGCGTTGTGAAATAATTTTTTTTTAGATTTGTGCTAGCAGGTCTAACTCGCAATAATGCCTTTCTAGGCTCATTGCAACAGTTCTGGGGGTTTGTGCAGACAGGCAATGGGTTATTAGTTAAAAAATATTCTGGATAATAATTTGTAACAACGCTAATGCCTGTGCAATTTTTACAATCTAAATCCGCTTTTAAAGTTTCGTTAACTTGATCAATTTTGTTTTCTTTTACAGAATATCCACCAGGTCTATCCATAAGTTGACCAATCAATCCTCCAGTTTTATTTTCTAAACCAGCAGAAGATCTTGTAGCTCTATTTTGTGGCACCGTAATGTATTGATTAGGATTTTCTGGATTTACAATCGTGTAAGGAACTTGTGTGAGCGTTTGTTTTCTAAATTGCCATTTCAGAGGTCTTGCTGAGCCTTTCCTATAAACAGAAATATTCGTTAGGTCTTTGTTTGTTAAAGGACGAACATTTCCAGCAGTTATTCCGACTGGGTTGCTATATAATCCGGTTCCTTTCCACGTTCTATATGGAGCTGTAAAAGGAGCGGTTAATGAATTGTTATAAGAATGCATGCCTTGTGGATAAAATGCGGTTGCCATTTTTATATTATAAATAAAGAAGAAAATAAAAGTATTTACATATATTAATGTTGATAAAAGCCTTGATTATTTTTTTCATATTTTTAATATTGTATCAAGCATTTTTAGCTATTCGTTCAGCAACATTGAAAAGAGAAGGTCTTGAGAATGTGGGAGACGTTGCGGGCTCAAACTGTTCATCGTCTGTTTTAGCTTATAAAAATTCGGGAGCTATTCAACTTCTACAAGATCAAGTAAATAAACTAATGGGGCTAGACAAAGAAGTTAAAGATATTAGTGGAAATGTCGCTTCTTTAAATCAACAAGTTGCTAGTTTAGTAAATCAGCAAGCTCAAGCGGCGACACAGTTAGTCGGAAATAAACCAGTGGAAACTAGTGGATTATCCAGCGTTCCATAATTTCACTGCATTGCAATGTTATTTTTATAGTTTTCAAGAGTTTTCAAGAGTTTTTAAAATATTATAAAAATATTATAAAAATATTTATATACATATAATTTATATGTCAACCATATTTCAAAAAGTATTATCAAATGTATCTGATGTAGAAAAAAACTTATTAGGTCCTGATTATCCTTATTGGCAAAATATAAAAAATCCTAAGGCAATTGGCATGTCAGATGAAGGAAGCTTGGCTGCAATGAGTAGAGATATTAATGGATTAGTGCAATATGTTGAAGTATTGGTTACCGGAGGCGGAGCGTCAACAACAGGTGGTCCTTTAGGGAACAAGTTTTTTTTACAAACTGGTGGTAAATGTAAAGATGTAAAATCCGGTAAAGAAGTGGATAGATTTATTTATGTTAACAACGTTCCTATGGGAAACATACCATTTGTATCATCTGGGTTAGATACTAATTTTTCTAATTTTAAAGGTTTAATTCCTGGGACAATGGGAAATTTAAACGCATTAAATCCGTTTGCTATTATGCAATCTTTTACAGCTGGGTCAGTTCCAAATTGTCAAGAAATAACAATGCAAGTTATTGGACCAACTCCTCCAAATAGTGGTCCTGCATTAGGACCAAATGGGGTTGGAACACAAACTCATTTTGTTACAACAGTAGATATTGGAAACATGGACCCATGCAATTGGGGAAATGGGGGTACAAATCCTGTTTCACAAAAAAGATGCAATCAAGCTTTTACAAATATGATGCCAACTCCTGAAACAATTTCAGAGTCTCTTCCAGATGATCCACTTTTTCAATTATATTTTTCGGCTCTAGGGATTGTAGGGTTGTATATTTTGTATTGTATTATGATGAAAAATCGCAAGTAATACACTAGATGAAGTTGATTAAAGATAAATTGTCTAAATATATAAATATGAAGCTATTTTTATATATTTTTTCGTTGTTTATAAGCAGCATCGGTGCTAATTCAACTATTTTTGGAAGTGTATATAACCATGTTGTCAACGAAACAATAAAGATTTTAAAGATAAGACGTATTAATAAAGAAACTTTTACAAAAATTCCGCTATTATCTACACAATCTTTACATGCAACAACTGATCATAATTTTAATAAACAATTTCAAAGGTCAAAATTAGCAAGAGGAAGTGCTTTATCCTCTAAATGTAATTCACGATGCTCTCTAAAAACACCCTGTAATAAACGATGCCAACTTGCGAGAGATCGTTATCAATTAAAGTTAGCAAAAAACACGTACAAAAAAAATAATGTTAAAAAATATACTACGAGCGAAATAAATCAGCGAAGTTATAGTGGTCAAGTTTCTAAAGGAGTGTGTAATTCTAGATGTCAAGCAGCAAAAACAAGATATCAAAAAGAAAGAACGCAATACATGAAAACATTTCATGAACCTTGTCAAAATGGTCACATTAAAAACACCGGGACATTAAATGGAAAACCGCTAAGTGACCAAGGAAATCCAAGTGGTGATACACCAGGAGATAGAACAACCATCGGCGGTTATGGTGGCGTTGCAAAAGGTCGGCCATTGGGAGCGCCAGGAGCGGGACAAATTAATTGGCCTAATTCTGCGAAATATAACTGGAGAACAGCTTGCAAATCTTACGAAAATCAAGACAAAACAAGTAGTGGAAAAAATAAACCACCAATTGATTATTTATTTATGCATAGAGGCGTTTAATACTTTCTTCTGCGTCTTCTGCTGCCACCAATGGAACCATATTCCTTCCAGTTCTCATCAAAGCTAACAACTTCGCCGCCCCCTCGGCGTTTTCTGCGGCTTCCACCCTTTGCATTTACTGACGCAGGAACGCTTTTAAACGAGTCGTTGTATCCTTTAACTTGACCACCTCTGCGCTTTCTGCGGCCACCAACAGCGTAAGGTTGAGTGGCTGGGTTGGGAGTCGCCGCACCAGAAAAAACTTTATTGAACGCCCAGGAAGCTCCTTCCTTTGTTTTATTCCAAGCTGTTTTTGCACCAGATCCAATGTCTTCAAACAAGTTACTAGCATTTGTTGTTGCAGGAGCGGGTTCATATTGACCACCACGTCTTCTTCTAGACTTTCCACCAATGCTCATAGATGGTTTGCTTTGTTCTTGACCGCCACAACGACTTCTATTTCTTCTTGTTTTTGCCATTTATATTATAATACAAGAAATTATAATATAATTGCTATAATTGTATCATAGAAAATACCTAAATATCAGCATGCGTTAAGAGGGAATCGAACCCCCAGTTCAACTTTGGAAGAGTTACGTGTTACCACTACACTATTAACGCAATAAGCGCAAGTTATAACTCGCGCACAGTATAACTAGTCGGATGTTTTTATATTAGTTTTATCTTAAGTACTTTTCTAAATTATAGAATCATTTTGTATAATTGGAACGCCGCTAAAGCTCCAGCAACTTCTACTACAATAAAAGGAACAACATCACTTGCCGCTAATTTTCCAGCGGCTAAATAAGCTAAAGCCACCGCGGGATTGAACGCGCCGCCTGAAACAGGCCCTCCTAATAAAACCGCCAAAGACAATGCGGCACCAATGGCTAAATAATTGCCACTTGCTAAAATAACAAACACTAACAAGAGCGTCCCTAAAAACTCAACAACATATTTATTCATTTATATATTACTTGCATATTTTTTTGTCATTTTTGTTGTAATTTTTGTTGTCTTTTTAGTAATTTTGTGTTACTAAAGCTCCCCATGGACAAGCAGCCCCACTGCAAAGACTTTTATTAAATATTGATCCCTTTTTAGCGGGAGCAACGCAACCACCAGATCTTACCATTCTTAACGCCGTCTTAACATCATTCCTATCATAACTCTTGTATGCCAATGGCGCCTGCGCTGGTAATCCTTGTTTTAAAGAACTTTTTCCAACCGCAGCACTCTTTTTGGCTGCCATATACATTGATGATGATGCAGGGGCTACATATTTTGTTGACTGAGAAACTGTGAAACTTTTTTGTAAATCTGCTGAATATTGTGTTGTTGGTCTTAAAAACGAAAAATTCTGCGTTCCTCTTCCAAAATTGAATTGAGTTGTGTTTGTTCTTCTGTATTGAGCCCTAGCTTGGGAGAAAGTGCTTGCACCATCTGAAGGATAAAACTGTGGTGGGTTTGGG